CATCGAATCTCTACTGAAGAAACGAATGCGAGAGCGTGGGTTCTACCCGCCCATCACGGTGCTGAAGCCCCTCACGGACAAGATGGCCCGCGCTCGGGTGCTCCAGGGGCGGATGCAGCAGGGGACGGTGTACTTCGACGCTCGCGCGCCTTGGTTCGAACAACTGAAGCTCGAAATGCTCCGCTTTCCCGCCGGTGTGCACGATGACCAGGTCGATTCACTCGCCTGGCTGGCGCAGCTCGTGGTCGGAAAGCAGCCCCCGGCTAAGCCGAAGCCCAACCAGATGAAGTCCTGGCGCGACCGCCTCAACGGCGACGCCGGGATGGAGCTGACCCACATGGCAGCGTGAGCGCCGGCGCCACGTTCCAGCCCCAGGTGGGTGTCGACGGGCACCCCGGCATCGTCATCACGGCCACGCGCTACCTGCCGTGCGGCTGCGCGTTCGAGCGCCGGATCACGTTCTGCGAGCCGCTGCCGCCCGGCTGGGCCGTCGATTGGAGCCGCGAGATCGCCGCCGCCATGCGGCTGGCGCCGCTCGGGCACGTCTGCCCGCTGGACAAGAAGGAGCCGTGATGTACTCGTGCCAGAAGTGTGGTGGCGCTGTGGGCGAGCCTGGCAAGGCCTACGGCTACGCTGGGAAGTGGTGCTGCTGCAATAGCCCTATGCCATCGTCGCCGCTTCTCGGCGAGTTGTCGAAGCCCCTCGGACCCATCGTACGCGTGCCGCTCGACTCGCAGCCGTTCCTGCAGTGGTTGCGCGGCTATCTCGACGCCGGCGGCAACGACACGGGCCGCATCGCGTCTGAGCTGAACAAGGTGCTGTCATGAGCTGCCCGCAGTTCGTTGCCGCCACGCTCGGTGTACGCGCCGCCGCACACCTGATGCACCTGAGCACCCGGTCGTACGCCCAGCACGTCGCGCTGGGCGACTTCTACGAAGGCATCGAGCGCCTCGTCGACACCTACGCCGAGGTCTACATGGGCCTGGAGAGGCGCCAGGACACCTGGCCGCGCGTCGTGCTGCCGGCCGCCACGGGCCCGCAGCAGCTGGTCGCTGACTACCTGGAGTTGATCCAAGAGGAGCAGAAGGAAGACCACGACAGCGAAGCGCTGAAGAACATCTTGGCGGCTCTCGAAGAGCTGGCCGCGCGGACTCTCTACAAGCTGAAGAACCTGTCGTGAGGTCGCACCATGCCGGTCAACGCTGAAGTCGCCAACAAGACCTGGACTCGATACGCCTGGGCCCGAGACAACGGGCACTATGACTTCGTCCTGAAGGCGGATAAGTGCGACCGCTTCGTGCGCGGCGACCAGTGGGAAGCGGCCGACAAGGCGGACCTGAAGCGCCGGCGCATCCCGGCGATGACGATCAACAAGATGCTGCCCACGCTGACGAATGTGATGGGCGAGCAGATTCGCAACCGGACGGAGATCAGCTACCGGCCGATGGGGAAGTCCAGCGCGGACACGGCCGACGTGCTCACGCGCGTGTTCAAGCACATCAGCCAAAACAACCAGCTGGACTGGCTGCGCAGCGACATGTTCGCCGATGGGATCATCCGCAGCCGCGGGTTCCTGGACGTGCGCCTGGACTTCAACGACCACGCCCAGGGCGAGGTGCGGATCAGCAAGCTGAACTCGAAGAACGTCGTCATCGACCCGGACGCCGAGGACTACGATCCCGACACGTGGTCCGACGTGATGATCACAAAGTGGCTCACGGCCGACGACATCGCGGTGCTCTACAGCAAAGAGGACGCTGAGTACCTCAAAGGCCGCGACCACACCTCGTTCATGTACGGCGCCGACAGTGTGCAGACGTTCCGCGACCGCTTCGGCGGCACGCAGACGATGATGCACATTGGCGCGTACAGCCAGCTGGGGATGCTGCGCAACATGCGCGTCATCGACCGGCAGTACCGTGACCTGGACCGCCAGCTGCACTTTCTGTCGGCCGAAGGCGACATGCGCCCGGTGCCGAAAGACTTCACCCGCGACCGCATCGCCTGGTTCGTCGAGAAGTTCGGGTTCAAGGTGGTGCCGCGCGTGGTGCGCCGCATCCGCTGGACGGTGATCTGCGACGACGTGGTGCTGCACGACGACTGGAGCCCGTACAAGCACTTCACGGTGGTGCCGTACTTCCCGTACTTCTTCCACGGCTACACCGTCGGCTTGGCCGAGAACCTGGTCGGCCCGCAGGAGGTACTGAACAAGGTCACCAGTCAGGAGCTGCACGTCATCAACACGACGGCCAACAGCGGCTACATCGTGCGCTCGGGCTCGCTGGTGGGCATGACGAAGGAAGAGCTGGAGCAGAAGGGCGCCCAGACCGGCCTGGTTATCGAGGTCAACGACGATGTCACCAAAGCCATCCAGAAGATCCAGCCCAACCAGGTGCCGACAGGTTTGGATCGGGTGAGCTTCAAAGCCGAGGAACACATCAAGACGATCTCGGGCGTCAGCGACTCGATGCAGGGCTTCGACCGCGAAGACGTGGCGGCCAAGGCGATCCAGGCCAAGCGTCAGGCCGGCAGCACGAACCTGATCAAGCCGCTCGACAACCTCGCGCGCACGGATTTCATCCTGGCGCGGAACATCCTGGATCTTATCCAGACCGCCTACACCGACCAGCGTGTGCTGACGATCACGCGCGACGAGCTGACGGGCGAGACCGAAACGTTCACGATCAACGAGGTCACGCCCGAGGGGCAGGTGGTCAACGACCTGACGCTCGGCGAGTACAGCGTCAGCGTGAGTCTGGTGCCGGTGCGCGACGCGCTGGAGGACAGCCAGTTCGAGCAGGCCGTGGCGCTTAAGGAGATGGGCGTGCCCATCCCCGACAGCGTGCTGATCGAGGCCAGCCGCCTGATGAACAAGAAGGAGATCGTCCGCCAGATGATGGGTGATCAGAACAGCCCCGAGGCGCGGGCCCAGCGCGAGCTGCAGCGGCGTGCCCAGGAGGCTGAGGTGGCCAAGGTCGAGGGCGAGGCCGCCAGCAAGCACGCCGACGCCGGCCTCAAGCAGGCCAAGGCCCAGAAGGAGAGCGTGCTGGCCGAGAAGGAAGCCATCACGCCGCCCGAGGTGTCTGATCCGGGCAACCCGATGCTGGAGATGGCGAAAGCCGAGCACGAGATGTCGCTCGACGAGCGCAAGTTCGAGCACGAGCGCGAGATGGCCTACCTGGAGCTGGGCCTGGAGCGCGAGAAACAAGCCGCGGACCTTCAACTGAAGGCCCAGGACTTGGCACAGAAGCGCGAAGACCGTCGCGTGGAGCAGCAACGAGCAGCGGCACAAGCTGCACAACGCCCGCAACCGCAAGGAGCTGTTTGATGAGTACTGCTGAAGGACTGACCGACGCCATCGCGCGTGGCGATCTGCTGGACATGGGCGACGACCCGAAAAAGGACGATCCGCCGGCCGCTAAGGACGACCCGAAGGCCGAAGACCACGAGGCGAAGGCCGAGGACGAAAAGGGCGACGAGGACAAGCCCAAGGAGAAGGGCGAGCCGCGCATCCCGCTGTCCCGCCACAAGGAGCTGCTGCAGAAGGAGCGTGCCCAGCGCGAAGCACTGGAGCGCCAGCTGCAGGGCTTCCAGCGCAGTGACGAGGTGGCCGAGACCCACAAGCAGCTCAACGAGCTGGAGACCTCCGTGCTCGACATGGAGAAGCGCTACAACAAGCTCATGGCCGACGGCGAGACCGAGCGCGCCGCCGAGCTGATGACGAAGATCCGCCAGACCGAGCGCCAGATCGTCGAGACGAAGAGCGAAGCCCGCATCGCCGCCGCCACCGCGCAGGCCGCCGAGAAGGCGCGCTACGACATGGCGCTGGAGCGCATCGAGGAAGCCTACCCGGTGCTCGACCCGAACTCGGACGAGTACGATCAGGAGCGCATGTCCGACGTGGCCGCGCTGATGCAGGGCTACCGCGCGCAGGGCCTGACGCCCACGCAGGCGCTGCAGAAGGCCGTGAAGAAGCTGTTCCCAGTGACGACTTCCACCCAGGAGAAGGCCATCACGGTGCAGCCGCGTGTGACGGAGAAGGACATCGCCGCCGAGCGCAAGAAGCTGGCCGCCGCGAAGACCGCCGACACGGTCAAGTCCCAGGCGCCGAACCTGGGCAAGGTCGGCGAAGACAACAACCGTGTGTCCGCCCTCACGGCCAAGGACGTGATGGAGATGGACCAGGCGACGTTCGCCAAGCTGAGCGAGGCTGAACTCAAGAAGCTGCGCGGTGACGACCTCTGAGGAGCGCACCATGTTCAACGTTCAGTCTCCCCGCACCGACGACGGCGGCATCGAACAGGAGATCCAGCGCAAGGGTCTCACCGCCCCGCGCGTGACGCCGGCGGACATCGAGGCGGCGATCGCCAGCGAGCACTACTTCACCGCGTACGAGGGTCGGTACGGCGCGCTCCAGCTTCAGTCGTACGCGGGCCGCGAACGCCCGCTGCCAGACGAAGCAGATCTCGCGCCGCTGCGCCTGCTCACCTTCTGCGTCCTCGTGCTGCGTAACGGCTTCACCGTCACAGGTGAGTCGGCTTGCGCCAGCCCCGAAAACTTCGACGCCGAGATCGGCCGCAAGATCGCTCGCGAGAACGCCAAGCAGAAGCTCTGGCCGCTGATGGGCTACGCGCTCAAGGAGCGGCTGGCCGGAGGATGAGTCAATGCGCCGTGCTGTGGCCGAGGCTCGGACCCCTACGCCTCACGACAGTGGTGGCAGCACGGCGCGCCCATGACACGCCTGGAGATCACGCTGCTGCTGCTGCTGATCATCGCCGTCGCGGTGATCGCAGCACAGGCAGCGCTCTACCAGGCCACGCAAGCCTACTGGCGCGAGCGGTGGTACCAGGAGTACCGCAACGGCTACAAGACCTACGGACAGCTGTGCAAGCTGCGCGAGCGGGTCAAGGGTCTGGCCGAGATCGCCGCCGCGTCGCACGTTGGAGCGCAGCTCTACCAGTCGCTGCTGGACGAGCTGCACCGTCCCACCAAGGAGACCCACAATGACGAAGGACACGATTGAAGCCATCGCCCGCGTGGCGCATGAGGTCAACAAGGCCTACTGCGAGGCCATCGGCGACTACTCTCAGCTCGCCTGGCCGCATACGTCGGCCGAGCTCGACGCCGGCGCGGGCGCTGGCGTCGAGCTGCACCTGAACAACCCGAATATGGGGCCGTCGGCGAGTCACGACGCGTGGATGGCACACAAGCTGGCCAACGGCTGGACCTACGGGCCGGTGAAGGACGAGACGAAGAAAGAGCACCCGTGCCTGGTGCCGTTCTCGGACCTCCCGAAGGAGCAGCAGATCAAGGACTTCATCTTCCGCGGCGTGGTGCACGCGATCGCGCGCGAGATGAATCGACCCTGAAGGAACCTGGGCGAAGCGACCTCCTCCCGCTTCTCCTTGCGCCGTGAAAGTCGGCGTTTGAGCTTCGGCAGTCGCCAGATTGTCGAAGCTCTTTTTTCGAGTATCATGCCCGCGCGTGCAGGGCGAGCCTACGAGAGTGGCTTCCAGCTTCGTGTGTCGAGACGAGACATCGACAAGCAGCCGGCGGTGAACGCCGCCTGAGTCTCTAATCTCTGTCGGAGAACGACACATGCTGACCAACTTTGGTCTGCTCACCAACGAGCAGAAGACCATCTGGTCGAAGGATCTGTGGCGCAACGCCCGCAACCAGTCCTTCGTCAACAAGTTCCTGGGTTCGGGCCCGAACAGCCTGATCCAGCACATCACCGAGCTGAAGAAGTCCGAGAAGGGCGCTCGCGCGGTGATCACGCTGCTGGCGGATCTGCAGGGCGACGGCATCGCCGGCGACCGCACGCTGGAAGGCAACGAAGAGGCGATGCAGACCTTTGACCAGGTCATCCGCATCGACCAGCTGCGCCACGCCAACCGCCACGAAGGCCGCATGGCCGACCAGAAGTCGGTGGTGGAGTTCCGCAACAACAGCCGCGACGTGCTGTCGTACTGGCTGGCGGACCGCATCGACCAGATGGCGTTCCTGACGCTGTCGGGCGTGAGCTACTCCAAGAAGAACAACGGTGCGAACCGCGTGGGTTCGGACCTGCAGTTCCTGGAGTTCGCTGCTGACGTGTCCGCGCCGACGGCCAACCGCCGCGTGCGCTGGATCGGCGGTACGACCAAGACCATCGTGCCGGGCGGTACGACGGCCGATGTGACCTCGGCCGACGTGCCGATGTGGGAGCTGTTCGTGCAGCTCAAGGCCTACGCCAAGGAGCGCTACGTGCGCGGCGTGATGGACGGTGGCGAGGAAACCTACCACGCCTTCCTGTCGCCCACCGCGATGGCCAAGCTGAAGCTCGACAGCACCTACATGCTGAACGTGCGTCACGCCCAGGAGCGCAGCGGCTCGAACCCGCTGTTCAGCTCGTCGAGCGTGAAGATCGACGGCATCTACCTGCACGAGTTCCGCCACGTCTACAACACCTCGGGCGCCGCCAGCGGCTCGAAGTGGGGCGCCGGCGGCACCGTGGACGGTTGCCAGATCCTCTTCTGCGGCGCGCAGGCGCTGGGCATGGCCGACATCGGCTCGCCCTACTGGGAAGAGAAGGGCTTCGACTACGAGAACCAGCAGGGCATCTCCATCGGGAAGATCCTGGGCTTCCTCAAGCCGAAGTTCGGGTCGATCTACGACAACGGGTCCGTCGAAGACTTCGGCGTGATCTCGGCGTACGTGGCCCAGTAACCCGCTGCACAAGGAGCGAAGCACATGGCACGACTCAAAGCCACTCGCCAGGCCCAGTACCCGCTGGTTGCCGAGTTCACCTTCCACTTCGACGACACGGCCATCGACACGGTGGCCGGCACCGAGAAGACCTTCGGCTCGACCTTCGGGCAGAGCCTGGTCTTCGACGCGATCCCGCTGCCGCCCAACGCCAACGTGATCGGCGGCGAGATCGTGGTCGAAACGGCCTGGGCCACCTCGACCGCGGCCACGATTTCCGTCGGTGACTCGGTCAACGCGACCCGCTACGCCAGCTCGGTGGACCTGAAGACGGCGGCGCGTACCGCGCTGACGATCACGGGCTTCCGTGGCGCCGGCGAGAACATCCGCGTGGCCGTCAACGCTACCGTGGCCAACGCCACGGCGGGCAAGGCGACCCTCCGCGTGATGTACACGATCCAGGGCCGCGGCAACGAGGCGCAGATCACCTGATCTGCCTGAGACGAAGGGGCTGCGGCCCCTTCGTCGTATCACGCAAGGAGCACAACCATGAAGTTCGTGATGCACCGCAATCACGTGGTGGCCTCGACCAGCGGCCACGTGATCGGTTTCAAGAAGGGCGAGCCGACCTACGTGCCGCCCGAAGCCCGCAAGGACGTGATGGCCGCCGGCGGCATCCCCGAGGACGAGGACTTCGACCCGGACGCCGAAGCGAACGCCAAGAAGCCCCCGACCGACGAGCCGACCGACCCGGCAGAGCGCGAGAAGGCAGTGTTTGCCGTCTTCGAGAAGCTCGTCGTGCGCGGCCGGCGCGAGGACTTCACCGCCAACGGCGTGCCGAACGCCAAGGTGCTGAAGGCCGAGCTGGGCTGGGAGCTGCAGCCCCGCGACCGCGATCTGTTCTGGGAGCAGTTCCAGCAGAAGGGCGCGGCGAAGTGAACTCGTCCGAGCTTCTCGCTCTGTTCCGCCAGGAGATGAACGACGAGGCGACGCCCTACCTCTGGGGCGATGCCCTCGTGTTCAGCTACATGGACACCGCGCAGAAGAACTTCTGCCGGTGGACGGACGGCATCGAGGACTCGGACACGCCTGCGATCACGCAGGTGACGATTGCTGCGGGGGACGAGTGGGTGACCCTCGACCCCCGCGTACTGAAGGTTCGGGAGGTCGTGAACGTCGCCACCGGCCGCCCGTACAAGATCTTCAACATGGAGACCGCCGCCGAGAACGGCGTGGTCTTCAACGGGCGGCAGGGACGCGTCGAGGCGTTCGTGACCGGCCTGTCGAAGCACAAGCTCCGTGCCTGGCCGCGCGCCATTGAAGACACGGACATCGAGCTGCGCGTCTTTCGCTTGCCGCTGACTACGATCACCGACGTGGGTGAGCAGGCGCTGGAGATTGACGAGCAGCACCACTACCACCTCCTGCTGGGTATGAAGGCACTGGCCTATCGCCGCCCCGACGTGGAGACGTTCGACCGCACGAAGGCCGACGAGTGCGACGCGCAGTTCCGCGCGTACTGCGCGCAGGCTCTGAACGAGCAGACGCGCGTGCGCCGCAGCATCGGCACTGTGTCCTATGGAGGCCTCTGACGCATGGAACCTAGCCACGCCACGATCCTGCAGTCGATCGACGAGCTGAAGGGTTCGTTGATCGAGTACCGCACCGAGTCGCGCCTGCGCTGGGAAGCCATCGGCGAGCGCCTGGACGAACACGCCGAGAAGCTCAGCGCCATCCCGGTGGTGCAGCACAAACTCGACGAGAACACGAAGCTCACCGCCGCCGTGTTGGAGCAGAAGAGCTTCTGGGACGGCGCCAAGCGCCGCTGGATCGGCCTGGGCATGTTCGCCGCGGCTGGCGCCGCCATGCTGGGCCTCTGGGCGGCCGTCAAGAACGTGCTGCAGAACGGGGCAGGGCCGCACCCGTGAACACGCAGCAGAAGGTCGCCGCTGTTACCGCCGCGGTCGCCGTTCTGGCGACGCCGGTGGTAGTGTACTTCGAGGGTGAAGTGCGGCACGGCTACCGCGACCCTGTCGGCATCGTGACTGCGTGTGTCGGGCACACAGCGACGGCTGAACTCGGCAAGCGCTACACCGCCGCGGAGTGCGCCGCGCTGCTCAAGCACGACCTGGCCGAGCACAACGCGGGTCTGTTGGGTTGCATCGACCGCGACATGCCCGACTACGTCCATGCGGCGTTCCTCAGCTTCGCGTTCAACGTCGGTGTGACCAAGACGTGCAAGTCCACGGCAGCGACGCACCTGCGCGCGGGGCGTTGGACCGAAGCTTGCCGCGAGCTGCTGCGCTGGACGAAGGCAGGCGGTCAGGAGCTGGCTGGCCTCGTGCGCCGGCGCCAAGTTGAGTTCCAGCTGTGCATGGGCGAAACCCACCGCGTGGCCAACTTGGGAGCGCGCGGATGAGCCGCTACGCCAGCCGCAAGTTCATTACCGCGATGGCATCACTGGCCGTCTCAACGTGGGCACTCGCGGAGAAGCTCATTGCTGCCAGTGACTGGCGCGTCGTGATCCTTGGCACGGTGGCGGCCTACATCGCCGGCAACGTGGCACAGAAAGCCCTGGTGAAGGAGTCCGCGCCGTGAGCTTCCTCGACTTCGTTCCGAAGTGGCTGCTGCTTGGCTTGATCGCCGTATTCGGTGTCGTGACCGGCGTGCAAACCGCACGGCTGGCGGCTGCGCAGCGGACTCTCTACGATCTTCGAGAGAGCATCCTGAAGGCGCGCGAGCTGCGCCAGGAGCAGAACGAGATACAGCGTGAGATCGAGCGTGCGCGCTCAGCCGCCATCGCCAAAGCCCAGGACCGCGCCCATGAACAGCTTGCTCAAGTCCAGTCTGATCGCCAGCGCCTCGCTGCTGCTGTTCAGCGGCTGCGCGACGCAGCCCGCCCCGTGCCCGCCACCGGTGAGAGCCGCGGAGATCCCGCCGTTGCCGAAGGCGGCGCGGCAGCCACCGGCCCCGGCCTGGTGTTCGCCGACGTGTTCAGCCGCTCTGGCGAACGACTACGAAGCTGCGCTGCAGCGCTTGACGAATCCCGCATCGCCGGCCAGCTCTGCGAGCGCGCCTACGATGCGGTAACTCAATCCCACCAACAAGGAGCCGAGCATGGCACGCGGTGATATCAAGTGGTTCGCGCAGGCACTGCACGACCTGGGCAACAAGATCCACGACATGGACGGCGACGATTTCCGTCTGGGCATCGTCACCAACGCTACTGCGCCGACCGTCGACACGGCGGCGCCGCACTGGGGCGGCACGGGCACGACAAACTTCGCCACCAACCAGGTAGGTACGGCCACGGGCTACACCGGCCCCATCGCGCTGGCCACGGAGCAGTGGACGCTGATCGCCGGCGGCCCCCGCTGGCGTGTGACGAACGACGTGACGATCCCACAAGACGCCGGCGGCTTCACCAACGCCTACTGGGGGATCATCTACAACAACACCGACGCCAACAAGCGCGCCATCGGCTACATCGACCTGGGCGGCCCGGTGGGCAACCAATCCGGTCCGGTGACCATTGAATGGAACGGCGCCACTCAGGACGTACTGTCACTCGTGCAAGATTGATCATGAAGTGGTTTGCTTGGTATCTCACCAACTTAGCCTGCGCGCTGGACCAACTGGTGAACGCGCTGGCGGGCGGGTGGTGTGACGAGACCATGAGCAGCCACGCATACCGCCTGCACCGAGACGGCAAGCCGTGGGGCTGGCTGATGCGGCTCTATGACGCGCTGTTCTTCTGGCAGCGCGTGCCAGCGGGATACGTCGGCCACTGCCATTGGGCCTATGCGCGTGAGCGCGACCGCTACCAACTACCCCCGGAGATGCGAGCATGACCCCACAACAGCAATCCGCACTCGAAGCCCTGGCCGGCCGCGCGCTGACCGAGGCCGAGGTGGCGCAGATCACGCCCCTGGTGGCGGCCGGCGCCACGCAGGCCATCGCCGACATCCTGAGCGCAGGGCGCACCGAGGTGCACTCACGCATGACCAGCGCTCGCGGCCTGGCCGAGCTGATGCCAGTCGGCCCGCTGGCTGCCGAGGCGGCGCTTCTGAAGCTCGAAGGCGCCCGAGATGCCATGCTCGCCAGCGCCGACCAGCAGCAGCGCGTGCTGGGATCGCTGCTGCGGCGGCAGCTTGGCTTCCTATC